CATCTGCATTTAATCCACCTTTCATCATCAACTCAGCACGAGAAGAGATTGAATAGTGAACGTGAGCTTCAGCACCACCAACATAGTTGTAGTACTCACGGAATCCTGTTTGTACAGAGATATCAGAGAAACGCTCACCATACTCACCACGAGCAGAACCTTTTCTGAAGTACTTAGTACCTGGAGCCATGTAATCAGCATTAAGACCTGCTGTATTATCATTGTTTACTAATTGAACAGTAAAGATGAAACCATCACCTGCTGGGATAATATCATCAGCTGTGATATAAAGTTCCATACCATTGTACTTATCATAAGTGATGATATCACCATGACCAAAGATACGCTTGTTCAATTTGATTTTGAAGTTAACTCCATCTGCCCCTACAGTACCACTTTCAAGGTTTTCTACTACGTAAGGAAGATCTTGTACTGTTGGAGTTTGCCATTTGTATTCTCCACGAGGATTGTCTACCATAATAGTATTCTTACCTCCAAAAGAAGCCATTTGATATAAAGGCATCTCTACTTTCTGAGCCATAGCCCAAAGGTCTACTGGACCCATATCCATCGGTTCTGTGCCTCGTAACATATTGACAAGATGGTAACTGTCAACATGAGAACTTGCTTGATACTGAGTATCACGCAAGAAGAGGCCATTGTTCATTACTGGTGTAGCCATTTTTTCTAAATGTGTTTAAGTGTTATTAAAGGTTAATGTGTTATCGTTTAAATATATTCTGTTGTCTAGGAATAGTTCTCTTTGCTGGCTTTCTATCTTCTTCTTCATACTGTGAAGAAGTTGCGATCTTACGAGACTCTTCTGTTTTTAATTTTCTAACAGTTTCTTGAGTAACTTCGTTTTTAGCAAGCTGTCTAATTTGAGATTTATATCCTTCTGGATCTGCTAATAACCAAAGAGTTTCAGCAATCAAATCATATCTAGGTTGTATATACTGATAATGTTCAAGTAAATGTCCTAGTAGGTTAGTACTTTTACCCTGCATTGATTGATACTTTGGTTGTGTCAATTCTGTAAATAGAAATGCTTGAGTCTTCTTATCAAGGCGAACTCCATTTAAGCTACCTTGTTTTAGTGTACTGTAGACATTATCCATGTACTGATGAGCAGCTTCTTCTTGTTGTTGTCTAAATACCTCTTGCTGTTGCAATTGATATTCTACAACTTGTTGCTGCATTTTGTCCAATTTAGGTTTGAATTGAGCTGCTTTTTTATTCAGATTTCCAAGGTCTTTCCAAGTCTCAATCTCTTCGTCAATCTCGTCTTCAGTACCAAACTGAGTAGCTCTAAGATATTGACGAGCAATTAATTCTTGATCATTGTCATCACTAGGATCTAATTCTCTAACTTCTTCTACGTGAGAAAGAGCTTTGAATAATCCTTTTAGATCATGACCACCATCTGAAATATACTTATAAGCATACTTCAATTCATTAGGTAAACTATCAAAGAACGATGCAGGTACTTCCTGCTTTACTTTATTTTCTCTCTCTTCAAAATTGGCTTGGATTAACTCCTTCCAATCATTGATAGAGTATTGATCCATTGGCTTCTCGTCATCAAAAGGTACAATAAGACCTTCATCAATCAACTTAGAGAATGTATCTACTAAGCCTGACTTGTCAACCTTTGGTCTACCAGAAGAAGCTTTAGGAGAATCATCTTGCTCATCAAATAAGTCAGAGACAATTTCTCTAGCAGCTTCTAGTTCTGCTGGTTTTAACTCTCCTTTCTTATCATCTTCTTTAGAATCTTCTTCTTTCTTCATCGCTTCTTTAGCTTCTAAGAAAGTAGTGTCTAAATCTTTTGGTTTAGAAAAGACAGTCGTTTTACTAGTTTCTGGAGCAGTAAGAATATCTTCTGATCCTGGCATTGGTAAGAACTCATCCAGATTTAAATCTGGGATATTGTTTTCTTGGGAACTCATATGTTGTTGGTTTTAGGATTGTTCCTTATTATTAATATATGCAATTTTAAACTTTAAAAGGTTATCAAACAAAAATTCTTAAAAGAAAGATTGTACTATATCACTATTTATTTTTTTGATTTAGAATCATACTTATTTTTATTTGTTTTAGCAACCTGTAATTGTTTATCTGCTATTTCTTTTCTAGCATTTAACTCTTCACGCTTTAAATTCAAACTCTGAGCTTCTCTATTATTTTTATTTACTTCTTGCTCACGCTTCAATCCAATCTCTTGATCTTTTTGACGCTTCTTATCTAAGTATTGAAGTGAATCTAAATAATCAGTTTGCTCATTAGTATTTACATCACCAGTTTGATAACCAGCTCCTTTAATCTCAGCCACATCAATTTGAGTTTGTCTATCAAGCATATTCTGCTCAGCTTCAAATCTTTGTTTAGCATCTTGTGCTTTTTGTTGAGCTTGCAATTGTTGTTCTTGCATTTGTTGCTCATGCTGCATTTGCTGTTGACGTTGAGCTTCTGTCTTCTCTTGAATACCTTTTAATGTATGTGTAACTTCAGACATTGAATCAGCTTTAACAATCTCAGCTAAGTCAAATATACTAGCACCTGCTGTATTGTTTTGAATAGCAAGTTGTTTAATTTGCTCCATTACTTGCTTGTGATTTACTTTTGTAGTAACGAATACGTTTAACTCTCTAGACATAAGTTCTGTTCCATTCATTTGGAAATTAACTTTTTCATCTAACTGCGTCATGTATGTTAAACGAACACTTGGTCTATTTGAGTGATAATACTGAGCCAAGTCTGTTCTCATTTGATGAACTCTTGGCATCAAATACTCAGAGTGCTGTACAAAGTACATCTCTGTTTGTGAGTAACTTGCATTCATTGCTTGCTCAATACCTGTAGCAGTTTCTTGAGAATTTACTTGCCCCATTCGTTGTGGAGTAATTCCAATGACTTCGAATGCTTGTTGTTTAAAGTAATTTGCAAGTTGGATCCTTGACATCATCCTTTGAGTTTGCTCAAGATTCAATACTTGATAATGATTAAATCCTAAAGCAGATTCTGTATTAGTGATGCTAGTATCTAATGGTAACATCTGGAAGTTCTTCATAGCAACATATGCTTTTGCATAGTTGTTCTTACCCCAATCTTCACCTGCTGAATGCTTAGGTAAAGCATTGTGATCTAACAAGATAACTGTACCTAACTCATCAATTAAGATATCACTAATCTGATTATTAACTAAGTTATAACCAATTTGGAATGGCTTCATCTTATCTACAAGAGATACAGATCTAGAGTTACGATCTGTAAACACAGATCCTTCTACAGGAAGCTTACAACCATACAAAGTATAGTCTCCTTTAAATTGGAACTTCACTGGTTTAATATTCAAGTAGATAGGTTGTATACCCATGTAGTCAGCATTACCATAGAAGCTTGGTCTATTAGGACCAACTTTTAGACCACCCCACACTTGATTAATCCAAATCCATTTAATATGTTCTCCTTGTATTAAAGTAGTTTCATCTTTTACTTTCATAATAGCTGTATCGTACACAGGAGGAACAGTTATATGATAATCTTCTGTTACTACTTCTTGAAACTTCATTCCTGTTTCAGGATCAATTTTAGTAAGATGACCCACCATTCTTTGAGATTTCCAATACACAGTAGTTACTCTGAGTAACTGGTATGTTCCAAAGTCTTGTAAGTCTTCACTTTCATTGAGGATGCGAGTGATAATGTCATCACCAGCAGCCAAGAAGTAGTCATTAACACTAGTAAACTGCCTAAAGCCAAGACTAGGAGAACTAACATTCCACTGATGAGAACGAGTCCCATCATAAAAAGTACCATCGTTCTGATACCCTTGTATAGGATAGCCAGCAGCTTTCTTAGGGTAAATGCTTTCAAGAGATCTAAGTTGTTCATCGTTCATTAAATATCCATATCTGTCAAGGATGTCAGATACAGTGTGAAGTTCTATTTTACCTACAAAATTTCCTTGAGAAATATATCTAATATCTGGAGACTTATGGTAGAATGTAATAATAGGATTCCAAACTTCTACTTCATAATCATCCTCATCCATTCTAAAATGCCAGAACTCTCTATCTCCAACAAGCATATCTTTAAATGCTCTGTTCTCTAATTCTTTCATTTTAAATCGCTCACTATCAGCTTCATGCTGATGATTAGCCCACTGCTCTACTAAAGATCTATAGTCTTTCTTAAAAAATTGTTCAATCTCTGGTAAAGATCTTATTTTTTCTGGAGACAATGCTTGTTTAAATTCTTCTGACTCAGGATCTGCACCTTGCTCTAACATAGACATTGCAAGTTTCATCTCAGCTTGTTTCACCAAAGTCTCTTCAATCATAGCTCGTTTTTCTTCAAGCATTTCATTGTGACTCATAGGATCAGTGGCAATGTATTGAACTTTGTCTGTTCGCTTTGCAAATTCTCCTAACATTACATTTATTACGTTAGGAATAATAGGATAGAACTTAAGTTCTAAAGCAGAAGCATCTTCTCTTGTTAAAGTCTCAATAAGATCTGCATATTCATTATCTTCTTCTACTACGTAATCTGTTCTATCTATAATACCATTTGCAAGCTTGTAGTTTTTTAAAAGTTTGCGAGCATTTCTTCTAATTTGTCTAAGACCTTCCATCTCAAACCAATCCATATTCCAAGCTCCCCACTCACCATCTTTTTGAAATTTAGGTAAAAATTGAATAGGCTGGGTAAGTGTACCCATTCTAGTGTGATCTGTCTTCACACCAGCCTTAGCTTGCATTGCGTTTATAACTAATGCCATATCTTAATTATTTTAGATTTCTAAATGCTTGTTTTACAAATTTATCTGTTCCACGTGAAACAGATTTTCCCAAATTACGAAATGGGCTTCTATCTAATTTAGTCAAATTTGATGACTTTTGCGAATTTATTCTAGGATTTGTTTCAGTTTCAACCTTATGTGGCATTCCTCTATTAGCTTGTTGTACCCTTGCAAATGATACTAAAGCACAGAAAGCCACTAATCTATCCACGTTTAATCCATCTCTATACTGCTGCATTTCTTTTAATAGCATAGGATCTGGAATTCTCTCAACACCGTAAGTAGTTTTCATAATCTCTCCATCCTCTCTTGTCTCATGATCTATCTCTTCTGTTAGGAATTGTACACCATAAGATATAAGATGTCCTTTAAATAATGTTCCTGTGTTCTTCCAACCATACTCTTGAAACACGTTAGCATTAGCACCTAAATCTTTTAAGAATAATATCTGTGATTTAGGTACTAAATATTTTTGTTTCTTTTTATGTATCATGTGTTGGATAAACAATGATATATTATTCTCTACTACTGTCCATGCCCCATAATAACTAATTATTTTTTCTAGTGTTTCATGAGTTTTATTAAGATCATCATATCTACCACACCAAGATGCTACTATCTTATCTCCTTCAATAGCATTCTCTATACTACCATCTAGTTTCTTTTTAGTTATTTGTACAGGACTCTTGTATACAAATATACTACACAATGAATCAGATGTGGTTGTCTTACCCTCACCCACAGGATCGACTGATGCATAATATGTACCAAATGGTGCATCCTTCATGGGCTTTTCCCATATCTGAATTGCACCTTGTTTGTTTTCTGTTCTAGGTGATATAGGGAATTCTGAGATAGGTAATCTCTTAGTAGGTTTAGATTCTATATTACCTTGAGCATCATATTCTAATTCTACAGACTCACAATAATATTCTTTATCTTCTATCCTTCTTATTTGTTGAGTGATAAGATGTAGAGGCCAGATAGATGCACTTCTTGTAGCAAATGCTTCTTGTATGTTTGTTGGTTTCTGAGATATCCTTAACTGATAATCATTAGCTTTTAAGGTTTTTTTCCAAACCTTTCTTTCTTCAAAAATCATTTCTAAAGCTTTCTCCACTAACGAGTTACCATACTCATCAATACAAGGTTGCATAGACCATTGCTCAGGTATGAATAAACCACATACACCAATCTGATTTTGATCATCCATTAAGTTGGTTTCCACTCCTAGTACATCCTTGGAGTCAGGATTAT